CTCTGGTGGAAGTACCGTAGACGCCTCAAAGGGTGCATACGATAAGTCTATCGGGCCAAGCGAGGAAGATATGGACATGGCGAAAGCCATCCGTAGCGTTCCACGCAAGCTGTTTGAAGGTGCGAAGAGCATGATGGGTATGACCCCCAAGCCTGCTGGTAGTGTTACAAAGACTGAGAAATCAGTTACTGTGACTCCTGCTGGCAAAAAGCGTGGTGGTGGTTGTTAAGTAAGGTGGGGGCTTCGGCTCCCACTTTTTAATTGGAGAAATTTATGGCTGATGCAGTCGCAAGTCAAACGCTCTTTGATGGTGAGCGAATGGCGATTATGAAATTCACCAACCTCTCTGATGGTACTGGTGAAAGCAAAGTTTTGAAGGTAGATGTTTCTGCTTTGACACCAAGTGCTTCTGGCAAAACTTGTACCAGAGTAGCGATCACAAAGATCCATGGCGCAACGCATGGCTTGGAAGTACAGATTTATTGGGATGCAACCACAGATGTATTTTGTTGGTGTGTGCCACAAAATTCTCAATACACAATGGATTTTGATAAGTTTGGCGGTTTGACTAACAACGCAGGCACTGGCGTAACTGGTGATGTATTGTTTAGCACTGCTGATGCTTCTGCTGGTGACTTCTACACCATCGTCCTAGAGATGGTTAAATTTTACGGTTGATCATGCCAAGCAAATCACCTGCCCAACATCGATTGATGCAAGCCGCCGCCCATACCAAGGGGGGCTTTGGTGGTGTGCCTCAAAAAGTTGGCAAAGAGTTTGTGGAAGCAGATAAAGGTAAAGTTATGAAAAAAGCTAACGGTGGCTCTACAAGCCCTTACGACTACGACAGCGACGTTGACTACTACCAAGCAATTGGTCGCCTCAAAGACGAGGATGGTGAGCCACAAGAAGCTCCTCGCATTAGCTCTGCTGTTTTAAACAAGCAGAAGACTATGCGGAGAAAGAACGCGGCGGATAGCGCTATGGCTTTCAAAGCCAAAAGAACTGGCGACAAAGAGTCTGAAAAGAAGATTCAAGATCGGTGGTATCGTCGTGAGACTTCTGAAAAATTAAAGTTCAAAGCCAAAACATCAAAAGCACCTGTTGCTGAGTCTGCTCGTAAAGAGTGGTCTGAAAAGATCGGCAAAGGTAAACCCGCTCCATTCAAAACAGGTGGCAAGGCTAAGTCCTGCTGGTAAATCATGAAACAAGGTCTATATGCAAACATTCATGCAAAACGTGAAAGAATCGCTAAAGGGTCTGGCGAAAAAATGCGCCGAGTTGGTAGCAAAGGTGCGCCAACGTCTAAAGCCTTCAGACAATCCGCCAGAACAGCCAAAATGAAAGACGGCGGCAAGATGTCAAAGTCTTGCTGGTAATCATGGCAAAGAATCCTTCATTGGCTATTGGTCGTGGTGAGAAGCTCCCTGCAAAACAGGGCGCTGGTTTGACTGCTAAAGGTCGAGCCAAGTACAACCGCGAGACAGGATCAAATTTAAAGGCTCCACAACCTGAAGGTGGTGCGCGTAGGGATTCGTTCTGCGCAAGAATGGGGCCAGTCGCTGAGAAGAGCGAAAAAGGCAGTAGGTCAAGAGCCTCAATGCAACGGTGGAATTGCCCCGGTTGGTAAGGAAATAACATGGCATACAGTGGCACAGTCGGTCAAACAGTCATCACGGTTCAAAACCTGATTGACAACGGAGCACGTCGGTGCGGTAAGCTGGCTGAAGAGTTGACCTCTGAACAAGTGTTGAGCGCAAAACAATCTTTGTTTTTTGTTCTGAGTAACCTCATCAATCAAGGTATCCAGTACTTTGCCATTAAGAAGCAGGTATATGGGCTTCAGCCGAATCAATACCAGTACTTGCTACCTGTGGGTGGGAATGACGTTTTAAACGCCCTATACCGCTGGATGACGCAACCTACGGGTACGTACACATCTTCGGCTGGTGGAGTTGTTGCCAATGTTGCAGACGATGACGTCTCCACGTTCTGCCAACAATCCTCTGCAAATGGAAATATCGTAGTTAATTACACTTCGACGAACCCTCAGTACATCGGTTCTATTGGCATCATGCCCTATGTGGCTGGTGGTGGTTCAGCAACGTGGAATTATGCGTTCCAAGCGTCTTCTGACAACGTTACATGGAAGACTTTGTACACTGGTACGAGCGTATCGGTGACGGATGGACAGTGGATTTGGCAGGACATAGACCCCGGCGCAAACGTGCAGTACTACAGAATCTTGGCTTCTGGCGGTACGACTTTGGCTTTGCGTGAGTGGTATCTTGGAGTTAACTCCACTGAGATCACGATGTCTCGCTTGAACCGCGACGACTACACAAACCTTCCCAACAAGAATTTCACAGCAAATCAGCCATTCCAGTTCTGGTTAAACCGCACAATTCCTCAGGCGACCATCACGTTATGGCCTACCCCTTCCAATGCGTTTTATCAAATGACCGTGTGGTACTCAGCCCAGATTCAAGACGTTGGCGCGTTAAGTGGTCAATTGGCTATCCCTGATCGCTGGATGTTGGCGATTCAGAGCATGCTGGCTCACCAGATGAGCTTGGAGTTGCCAAACGTAGATCTGGCGCGTGTTCAGTATCTTGAGGGTCAAGCTGAGAAGTACTTCATCATGGCGGAGCAGGAAGAGCGTGACAAATCACCGATTTACTTTGCTCCGAACATTGGCGTGTATACGAGGTAAGTCATGCCACGCTTTTTAAACACTGAAGGCAATGCATCGATAGGAATCTTTATTTGTGATCGGTGCAAGATGAAACGCGCCATTATTGAGGCTATGCCTGATCCCAATTCACCCGGTCTAAAAGTCTGCCAGCAAGGGTGCGCGGACAACAAAGATCCGTACCGTTTACCTGCTCGTAAAACCGAGAGAATTACATTGCAATATCCACGTCCTGATGTATCATTGGACAATCTGAGCGGTTCTGAAATCCCGTATGGCGGATCTGTTTTAGAACCCTGATATGGGAGTTGATAAAGGAACAAAATGTCAGCAGTAGGCTTTACACCAATTCAGCTTTACCACAGTACGACCAATGGTGCTTTGCCATTGGCGGGTAATTTAGCTACAGGCGAACTTGCTGTAAACGTTTACAGCGGCAAGCTGTACTATAAAAATTCCAACACAGGTTTGGTCAGCATTTTAGCTGACGGTGCAATCTCAACTGGTAATTTGCCCGGTGGTTCTGCGGGAACAGTCGTTTACCAAAGTGCCACTGGCGTCACAGCATATCTGCCAATTGGTGGTGCTGGATCATTGTTGTACTCAACAGGTACGCTACCTGCGTATGCCTCAATTGGTGCTGTTGGCTCAATTGTTTATTCCAACGGTACATCACCAACTTCAATTGCAATTGGCTCTGCTAATTCTTTGTTGTATTCCAACGGTACAACTCCAGCGTATGCGTCTATTGGTGCGGCAGGTTCAATTGTTTACTCTACTGGTACAGCACCTACATCACTTGCAATTGGAGCGGTAGATACTGTTCTGACATCGACAGGATCAGCACCTCAGTTTGTAAGCCAAGCTAGTTTGTCAGTAGGTACAGCCGCCGTAGCGGGTTTTGCAACTACTGCTGGCGCGGCAACAACAGCGACTACAGCGACTACGGCAACTAACCTTGCAGGTGGTGCGGCAAACAGGGTTGCCTTCCAATCAAGTAACAGTAATACCACGTTTGTTGCCGCTCCAACAATTGCTGGTACGGTGCTTGGATGGACTGGATCTGTACTAGATTGGGTAGCCGCCCCTGCCGCCACAACGACAACAAACATTGCTGGTGGTGCTCAGTATCAGATTCCGTTCCAAAGCGGTGTTAGTACAACAGCGTTCAGTTCAAATCTGACGTTCAATTCAAGCACGAACACAGTTGGAACAACAAACATTACTGCAACTGGTGCAGTGTCTGCAAACAGTGTTGCATCAACAACAACAGTAGCGGCAACAACAGGTGTTTCTGCAGGCACAACGGTTGCCGCAGGAACAGCAGTCACGGCTGGAACATCGGTCACAGCGACAACATCTGTAACTGGTGCTACTGTTATTGCCAACAAAGCGATTGCGCCAACAGCAACAAGTGGCGCATTCAGCTACGGAACGCTTTCATACACCGATACAAACATTTTTGAGTCAAGTCAAACGTCTGTTGACAGTTATGCACAAAAGATTTTGCAGAATACCAGTAGCGGTACGTCTGCATCAGCAGATTACATTGTTTCAAATAACCTAGGTACAGCGACCACGTACTACGGTAACTTTGGTATGAACAGTTCCACGTTCAGTGGAGTTGGCCCATTCCAGTTACCAAACGCGGTGTATTTGTTCGCAACAGACTCAGACATTGTCATCGGCACAAAGACAGCGCACAGTTTGCGTCTTGTTACGAATGACAATTCAGCAGACTCGATGACAATCAGTTCCAATGGCTCTTTAGCCTTTAATGGCAACTTTGGTGTCGCAGGCAAGGTTCTTAGTTCAAACGGCACAGCAGGTGCTCCAACATGGATAGACGCTGGTGGCGCTCCGTCCTTCTTACTTATCAACGCAGGAGTCAGTTAAATGGCAACGAACGCACAATATACAAAGAACGCCCGACAAGCATCGGTCGTAATTAGCACGGCAAACACAAACCGTGACGGAACAGGAACAATGACCATTGTGTGGACTGCGCCTGCTTTTGTAGACGCAACGAATCCCGGCGGTTCACGCATCGAGCGCATCGTCATTCAAGCTACTGGAACAACCACAGCGGGTATGGTGCGCTTGTTTGTAAGTTCTGACGCACTGGGTAACACTGCGGCTAATACGTTCTTGTACGAAGAAGTACCTGTGACTGCGGCAACACCGTCTACTACAGTGCAAGCTTATGCAACGGCGCTACAGGCTGTGACGTTTCAAACACTGTTCCCAATCATGATTGCCCCCGGATCCACCCTGCGTGTGTCCACGGCTAACGCTGAATCTTTTATTGTGACTGCAATGGGCGGAGACTACTAAAATGGCAAATGGATCTTTTGGATTAAGCGGCTTACCTTCCGCACCTACAACCGTTGGCTCTGCGCCAAACAACCCATTCACGCCTGTAAGCGCTGTGGTGAACAGCACGGCTGGCTTCCAAGCTGGTGATTTGGTTTACAACTTTGGCACTGACGTTAGCGCAGTTCCTAACAACTACGTTAGCACAGCCACGTTTCCCATTGCGGACAACTCGGCTATTTCCGTTCCAAACGTATCTTTGGGTGAACAACAAATTCCCCCAGTAACTGGAGGATACGTATACAAAAGCAACGCTAATTCTGCAAAACTGACTAACGGAAACATTGTTTTAGTTTATTTAGGTTCTTTTTCTTCAACAAACAATAAACCATATTTTAAAATAATTGACGAAAATGGTACTGTTATCGTAGCCGAGACACAAATTAGCAACACGTTAACTAGTGCTACGGGAAACATTACCGTTGGCGCATTGACTGGCGGCGGGTTTGCAGTAGGTTGGTATAATTCTGCTACTACTAATATAAATTATGCTATCTACAATAGCAGTGGGGGAACGGTAAAAGCTCCAGCAACGGATAATGGTGTAACAATATCGGCGGCTAGCGGTTATCTTGGTGTTTATGGACGCCCAGACGGTTCTTGGATTCTTACAGCGCTCAGTGGTGTAAACATTAACCATAAAATATTTAGCGCTGATGGGTTAACTGTAATTTATAACTGGACAAGCGTTATAACCAATCAGGCAAATACTTATCAGTATCAATACGTTGTAAGGGATGATAATAGCTTTGTTATTTTTTATGTTAACGCCTCGTCCTCGGCATCTTTTAAGGTTTACAGCGCAACAAACACCAATACCGTAACAACAAGTATTTCCGCAAATAGTTTTGGTACGCCACAAGGTTGGGGGGGTGCGACGTTATTGACTAACGGTAGTATTGTTGTTACTTGGGGTAGAAATTCGCAAGTGTTTTATGCGCAAGTTAGCGCGGCTAATGCTGTTACTGGCGATACAAACTTGCCCGGTTTGAACCTTTATAATTATCAACTTGGTAGGCCACTCGCTTTATCAAACGGCAATTACCTTGTTGTGTACGTTCCAAATTTTACTACATCACAAGCGCAACTAAGTAACATCATAAATTATGTGGTGTTTAACTCTTCAAACGTTGCTGTATCTTCATACAACCTTATTTACTCTTCTTCTTTTGGTTTTAACTATGTACCAACATTGCTAGAAACCACAAATGCGTTAAATATTATTTATACCCCCGCTCCCGGTGGGCAAAATTTTGGTAACGCAACCTATCCAGATACTCAAACCCAAATAAATTGGCTGAAGATCAATCCATCTACATACGCGGTAATTCCTTCATCAAGCGTATCTACTACAGTTGGAACATCCGCCGCGCAGTCGGTTAGTGGGTATGCGCGTGGCTCTTCAACACCTTCGGGCGCCGCGTTTTTTGCTTCTACTACAGGTTCTATTAGCACAACGTCAACACAATCTACCACTGCGGCAACTTTAGTTTTTCCGCAAACAGTGCTTGATACAGCTACTGTAATCCTAGGGTTTGACTGTGTGACTCTTACAAATGGAAGAGTTTTGGCGGCGGTTGCAACATCTACTGGAAGCGACGGCACTTTAAGATTATTTGAATTTACGTCAACAGGAACGCTTGTAAGCACCACAACAATAGCAACAAACGTTTATAACACTACTCAGCTTCAGCCGTATATTAAACTAGCCGTATTGACGGATGGAAAAATTGCGTGTTCATACGTCAATAGTTCCGCAAATACCACTGTACAAATTGCAATTTTGTCTAGTTCTTATGCGGTATTAACAACCGTACAAAATCCTACTGTCGTAACCGTTAACGCATCGTATGGTTGTGGTCTTGCGGCTTTGACAAATGCAAGATTTGTAGTAACTGTTATAGACGGAAACCCATATCCAAAATCTGCGGTGTTTAACAGTTCTGGCGGTTCAGCCATTGTTTCGGGTTTTGGCCCTACTGTTTCCGCAAACAACATTTGCGTGAATGGGTTTAGAAATGGGTTTATTATTTCCTATAACGTTAGTGGTGGTTTTCAATCGTTAATTTATACAGAACAAAGCACCAATTCATGGACTGCTGGATCTCAAAATAACCTATCAAACTCTTCGGCAAGTCAAGTATATTTTAGAAAGTCTATAACAGGCCCAAGTGGAATAATATATGATTACACTTTGGCGTCAGCTACAGGTCTTGTCATATACGCGCAAGCTCCGCAGTCTAATAGTGGGTCTACTATAAACTATAACTTGGCAAGCGTTGCAAACGGGCAAACAGTAAACGGTACTAGTAGTGTGTCTATGACAGTAACCGGCGCTGGTGAACCCGTTGTTAATTCGTGGCAAAATGCAACAACTCTAAATTATTACTACTACACTGCGGGATACGGACAACAAGCTAGTCCTACTGCGCAAACAATTACAGGATTGAGTCTTCCATCGACACCCGGCGGCCTTCTAATTAGGTCTACTGGTTCAATTGGACATAACATATTTGTTCTTTTCACTAACTCCGCAGGACAAGTTACTTATCTTGTTTTAAATCCTAATGCATACACTTACTCAACAACGTTGACTTCTGGTGTAACACCATCAAATGTTACAACTTTGTCGCCGTCAACAGGCGTCTCGCTAATCGGCGTGTCTTCAACAGATGCCCCTGCAAACGGTTCGGGTACTGTTGTGATTAACGGCCCTGCTCAGTTAAATTCAAGCTACTCAGCGTCAACAGCGGGGCAGAGCTTTGACTTTGGAAACAACGTGACATTTGGTGCGGCAGGAACAATCTCTGGTCGTAACGTAAACTTGATTGGAAATGTATGACAGTCCCTTTAATTACAAGCACGGTATCTAACCCTTTTACTGGCACGTTTGGTAACGGGGTTGTTGTTCCGTTTTTAGCCTCTGGCACGTTTGTTGTCCCCGCTGGTGTATCTAGCGTTCGCGTACGTATGTGGGGCGGCGGTTCGCTTGGCGGCGGTGGATTTTCTTATAGAACCATCACAGGGTTAATTTCTGGAGCTTCAATTGCTGTAACAGTTGGTGCGGCGGCAGGAACATCATCTTTTGGCACTTATTGCTCTGCTACTGGTGGCACTTCAACCACTGGTGGTAGCGGCTCTGGGGGCGACATCAACAGCAACGGCGGGACTGGTGGTAGTAATATGGGAGGTGGGGTTGGAGGATTATTTGGTAATGGTGGTAGTCTTTCTGGCGGTTCAGGAAACGCTGGCGGCGGTGGAAACAATACCGTTGGTAACACAGCAGGTAATGGTGTTTTCGGCTCTGGTGGTCAATACCAATCAACCACAGTTACTACTTACCCAACTAGTGGGATGATTTCAGCATCAATTGATTTTCTTGGCACTGGTGGTGGAGGCCCAAATTTAGTCGGGGGTCTTAATGGCGGCGGCGGTGGAACTAGTGCGTCTGGTGGTTTCCCCGGCGGCGGCGGTAGCGGTGGCACTCGCGGTCTAGTTATTGTGGAGTATTAAAAATGAAATACGCAAGATTTATTGACAACACAGCCGTAGAAGTATTCACACCACCAGACGGTTTTAGCATCTCTGATTGCTTTCATCCAACCGTTGCAGGCCAGTTTGAAGCTGTTGCAGACGATGTGGTGGTTGGCTATACAAAGCCTGTGGTTGAAGCTCCTGTAGTAGAAACTTCAGTCGAAACACCTCCTGACGCTACAACGTAATGGAATCGGTAGACACAAAATTAGCTGTCCACGAAGCAATCTGCACAGAGCGATACAACAGTATTGATCGTTCTTTGCGTGATGGGGACAAGCGCATGACGAAGATAGAGTACCTCTTGTATGGGGTGATCGTCTGCGTCCTGTTTGGCCCCGGCGTTGCTGGGGAGTTAGTCAAAAAGATTTTGGGTCTATAGCATGTGGGATTGGGTGGAAGCTATCGTAGCCGCCGCCGCAATCATTTGCTTTGTGGTGTTTTGCTCTTACATGATCGCATGGGCTGGGTTATGGTAAATGCGTTGTCTATTGATGCTCTTTTTGGTGTTTCTACCGGGAGCATCTACTCAGGATAAGAAGACTGAATACCGCTGTGTGCGGTGGGCGTGGACGGGTGATGTTTATAACCGCAAAGTTGTTTGCCTACAGTGGGAAAAGGTTGTACGGAGATGATTGATCCAATCACGGCTCTTGAAGGACTACAAAGCGCCATTGGATTAGTCCGTAAGGCGGCGAAGGTAGCCAACGATCTTGGTGGTCTAGCGCCCATGCTGGGCAAGCTCTTTGATGCTAAGAGCCAAGCCACCAAAGCGATGGTTGAAGCCAAGCGGTCAGGCAATAAGTCCAACTTTGCTTTGGCTATGCAGATCGAAAATGCTTTGATGCAGACGGCTAAACTTGAGTCTGAGCTTCAACTGCTTTACATACAGACTGGCAACATAGACGTTTGGAACAAGATCAAAGCCAGAGCCGCTGAGATGGACAGGGATGATGCTATAGAAGCCCGTAAAGCCAAGGACGAAGAGAAGAGGCGCAAAGAAGCCGAGCAAGAGCAAATGGAGTGGGCTGTAGGGATTGTGGTAATTGTGATGTTTATTGGCGCTATTGGTTGGGGAATCAATGAGATTACCGAACTGTGTCCCAAGACAGGGTGTGGTCGGTGAATGAGTACCAAAAGCAGTTTGACCTCTTCTGTAAAGTCTTTGTCAGGCTGTGTATTGCGTGGTGGGTGCTTGGCCTGCTCCGCTTCTTGCCTGATGATGTTGCCAAAAAATTACTAGGGATGTTTGGACTATGAGTGACGAAAAGCCAGCAGACGTACTAAGCAAGGTGCTGTCCTATGTAGATAGCCCATTCAAGCTGTTTGCGCTAATACTGATGGCGATCTTTGCGTTCTCTGGATACTTTGTTTGGCAGAACCAAGAACTATTGATGGGGGCGTATAAAGAGTCTAAAAAGATGCCAAGCATTGTTGAGGACAGAGTAGAGGACGCCGCCGCCCACTTGTTTAAAACCACCAACGCTACCATTGTTGCTGTGTTCAAAGTCAACCCCATGTTTGGAACCAGAGTGCTGTACCGCGCTTACACCAAAGAGGGTCGAGATAAAATTAACGATGGGCTTGATGTTGGTTTGTTTACCCAGAACGCAGGCAACAATTCGGATGTAGTCAAGCTAATGGCTGGCGAAACACCTTGTGGTGAGTACAAGTCAGCGCAATCCGAGATGGGCTTGTGGTACATCGCCAAGGGTGTTACTTACACTTGCAGAGTCAGTGTGCCGCCTGACCCAAGCAGATTTGTAGGTCAGATTACTGTGGGGTGGGATAATGAACCCACCGATATTCAGGTGGCAAGAACCATGATGGATATTGCGGCAACCATGCTTTCAAGGAGTAAACAGTAATGGCTCAGTTTGAACCAGCCTTTGAGCAAATGATTAAAGACGAGGGCGGCTATGTCCTCCACGAAGTACCCGGCGACACGGGTGGTATGACCTATGCAGGCATTGCCCGTAACAAGAACCCCCAGTGGAATGGCTGGGCGCTTGTAGACAAAAAGGAATTTGGTGGCTCTTTAACGCCTATGGTGCGTGAGTTCTACCGTGTTGAGTTCTGGGACAAGATGCGTGGGAACGAGATCAGTAACCAAGACGTAGCTAACACCATCTTCAACTTTGGTGTAAATGCTGGCATGGGCATGGCGGTAAAGCTGGCCCAGTTAGTTGTCGGCGCTACGCCTGACGGCGGTATCGGGGCAAAGACTATTGAGCGGCTTAACCAGATTTCCGACGGTCAACGGTTTAAAGAACAGTACGCTTTGGCTAAGATTGCCCGTTACGTTGAAATATGCAACAAAAACCCCGTGCAGGTTAAGTTTCTCAAGGGCTGGTTAAACCGTACATTGAAAGGTTTGAAATGAGCTTGCTTGCCGTTGGATCAATTATTGAAGCTGTAGGTAAGGTTGCTGGCGACCTAATCACCACTGATAAAGAAAAGATGGAGATGGAGATTGAGCAACGTAAGCTTGATCTTGAAGAGAAGCGCATTGACCAAGCTACAGATCTAGCTCAGATTGAGGTCAACAAAATCGAAGCGGCGTCCTCTAGCGTGTTTGTCAGCGGCTGGAGACCTGCCATCGGCTGGATTGGTGTAGCGGCTATGGGCTACCAGTTCCTGCTCTACCCGCTTTTTCAGTGGTGCTGGAAGTACTTGCAGGCTATGAACTGGGTTCCTGTTGGCATGGATCCCCCTCCCGTACTTGATGCTGACCAGCTTTGGGTCATCCTATCAGGAATCTTGGGAATCGCTGGTATGCGCTCTTTTGAGAAAACCAAAGGCGTGGCAAGCAAGTAGCCTTGTCACAAGCTGAAAGGCAGACTAAAATGAATAAACCAATTCAGAGAAGATAACATGGCAACAACTCCATCATGGGTGATGACATACAACTCACTGACGAGTACGGTGCTCCAGTATCTGGAACGCTCTGATGCGGCAGTTGTCAACGCTATCCCCACATTCATCACACTGTGCGAATTTGAGATCGCGCAGAACATCAAGACTTTGGGTCAGATGGAAGTCGTTGACTCCAATATGAACATTGGCAATCCAGTGATTCCAAAGCCTGCAAGATGGCGCAAAACCACTTCTATGACGTTATCCGTCAGTGGTCAAAAACAACCTCTTTTGGTTCGCAAGTTAGAGTACTTGAATAACTATGCTCAGGACGTCACAGCGACTGGGATACCCTTGTACTACGCTGACTACGACTACGACCACTGGTTGGTAGCACCAACACCTAATCAAGCATATGCTTTTGAGGCGTTGTGTTACACCAGATTAGAACCTCTCTCATCGTCAAACCAAACTAATTGGTTGACAATAAATGCTCCAAATGCCATGTTGTTTGGTACTTTGAAGCAGACAGCACCGTTCCTTAAAAACGATGCACGACTGGCGCTATGGAAGTCAATGTTTGACGAAGCTCTCGCCGCCCTTAAAACTGAAGATACTCTGCGTATTGCAGACCGTTCAGCAATTGCCGTGGATAACTGATCATGACAACATACGTAAACCCATTTACAGGTCAGACGGTTTCACCGTCTTCTGTTAGCTATGAATCGCTGTCATTAACAGCAAACACTGAGTTGCAATGGCCTATCAACGGCAATGACAACACGCCTGCTAGTAGCATCATCGACGTCACTGCAACGTCGTCTGGTACTGGTACAGGATGGTTGCTCAAGCTTCCACCAGCTACTCAGGTATCGACTGGTCAGTCCATCATTGTTCGTAACGTTGGAGCACAGTTATTTACCGTGACTGACAACGGCGGAAACACAATTATCTCTGTTGCTTCGGGTATTGCTGATTTTATTTTCCTGACTGACAACACGACAGTCAACGGTATCTGGGCTTCGGTTGTATTTGGTGCTGGTACATCTTCAGCCAACGCAAGTGCATTGGCAGGCTATGGTTTGGTGGCGACTGGTTTGACCTTGAATCAAGCCTACAACGTTACTAGCTACTATTCGACAGCCAGTTTGGGTGCGGTAAATCGCGCACAGTTTAATGTCTGGGCAGGTGGTGTTGGCTCATTCAACCTACCCTCATCGTCTTCTTTGGGAAACAACTGGTTCACCATTATTCGCAACGGGGGTACTGGTGTTCTGACATTGACACCAACTGGTATTGATACTATCGACGGCAATGTCAATATGCAGTTGCAGTTGACTGAGTCCGTAGTGATTGTATCTAACGGATCAAACGGGTTCAGCACCTACGCTTATGGTCGATCAAGCTCGTTTGCGTTTACTCAGTTAGCGCAGGTTGTTACTGGTGGTACGTTGACGTTGTCAGCCGCACAAGGTGCAAACATTATTCAAGAGTACTCAGGTGCTCTTTTGTCAAATCAAATTGTTGTTCTTCCTTCTACGGTTCAGTTGTACTCGTTGCAAAATAGTACAACAGGTGCGTATACGCTGACATTCCAAACGTCTGGTATTGGATCAACGGTGAACGTTGGTCAAGGTCAGACAGCGCTTGTCGTGTGTGATGGCACAAACGTGTACAGCACAACAAGTAACACTTCAAGCTCGTTCACTTCTGCTACGTTAGCGGCTGGAGCGGTATCTGCGCCGTCCCTGAACTTTTTGGGTAACTTAACAACAGGCTTGTACTTGCCTGCATCGAATCAGATCGGTTTTGCTGTCAATGGTACTAACGGAATGACACTGACTACGACTGGTTTGACTGTGACAAACGGTATCTCAGGCGGTACTTTCTAATGACAGCGAAGGTCATTCAACTGCAGGTGAAGCCGGGCATCCAGCGCGATGGCACCCAGTTTGCCGCTCAAACCTACAGTGACGGTGAGTGGGTTCGTTTTCAAAACTCCCTACCTAGAAAAATGGGTGGGTATCGCGCAATTTTCTTAGACGGATCAGGCATCTCTCGTGGAATGACCATGACGTCTGAAAACGGTATCAACTATGTTGTGTCTGGCTACAGCTTAGGTCTTGAGCAGTGGTACACGGACAATGATGACGGCGTGGGTTTTGGCCCTGTTGCCTACACAATGACTGGTGGTGCTGTTGCTGTGGCAATTGCTAACGCAGGCTCTGCATACACAAACGGTACATACACAGCAGTTCCTTTGACTGGTGGTACTGGATCTAGCGCACAAGCCACAGTTGTAATTGCAGGCAACATTATCACCAATGTGACGATCACAGCCGCTGGTACTGGCTACACGGTTGGCGATATTTTGAGCGCATCTTCTGCGTCTCTTGGTGGAACAGGATCTGGGTTTTCTTTGTTGCTAACGGCAAACACAATTTTTACGGGTGGCAACAACACTCTGTGGCAGTTTGACATTGGTTATGACTCCAGTGGTGGGGCAACAAACAATTTAATTGCACATCCAGCGCAAAACTTAAATGCAATTGATTCAATAATTAACACAAAGCCGCTGAGTGGGCAGTTCCCCGGCACGTCGCTCTCTCCAGTGGGTATCTTTTCCGTCACAAATTGTTACCTAAACGGATCGACCATTATCATCAACGGCGCCAACTTCTTGGTGGGAAACGGTCAAACAATCTCTGGTACTGGTATCACAACAGGCACCACGATAACCAACACAGACGTAGTCGCAAATGTCACCATTACTGGGTACATGGTAGGAACGACGCTGACAGTGACAGTGGCTAATGATGGATCATTGGCAGTTGGTCAGACCATCATTGGTGGTGCTGGTGTTGGTGTGTTGCCAAATACGACGATTACAGCGCTTGGAACGGGTATTGGGGGGATTGGTACATACACGATCAATAACTCGCAGACAGTCGGTTCTAGCGGCACTCCTGTGGCTTTCTCAGGCAGTGCGACGACAACACTGACAACTTCCGTCGCAATGACGACTGGAACGGTCACAGTAACCTATGACAACAACATCTCCGTATCTGGCGGTGTTGTGATGTTGCACCCCTATTTGTTCGTTTACGGAAACAACGGTTTGATTCAAAACTCAGCCGCTGGTGACTTCTCAAATTGGGTGTCTGCTGACGCTAACGCGAACAACGTAGCGACGGGTAAGATTGTCAAAGGGCTACCACTGCGTGGCGGTACAACCTCTCCTGCTGGACTGTTCTGGTCATTGGATTCAATCATCCGAGTGACATATGCTCCAAGCACTGTGAACGGGCTTAACTTCTATTGGAAGTATGACTTGATCACCTGCCAAACCTCCATCATGTCAAGCCAATGCGTGATTGAGTATGACGGCATCTTCTACTGGTGCGGTGTTGATCGTTTCTTAACTTACAACGGCGTTGTTCAAGAGATTCCAAACACAGCAAATCAGAACCACTTTTTTGACAATTTGAACTATGCACAACGCCAAAAGGTGTGGTGTACAAAAGTTCCTCGTTGGGGTGAGATCTGGTGGTTCTACCCTAGAGGTTCGGCAACCGAGTGTACTGATGCGGTCATCTACAACGTGAGAGAAAAAATTTGGTACGACGCTGGTGAGGCGGATGGTGCTAGACGATCTGCTGGTACGTTCTCAGAGGTATTCCGTAAACCTATTTGGGGCGGTACTGGGGTTAACTCCACTGGCGGGTACACCTTGTGGCAACACGAGACGGGTACAGATGAGATATACACAACGAATGTGAACGCTGTTCGGTCGTCATTCACCACGAATAACTTGGGGTGGGTCACGGGTGGGCCGGGCAACCCCCAGCTTGCAGGCGATAACCGTTGGTTGCGTATAGAACGTGTTGAGCCTGACTTTGTACAGTCTGGTGATATGAACTTGTACGTGACTGGTCAAGGTTACGCTGACGACTCAGAGCAAATCTCTGAACCCTATGTTTTTGACAGTACAACGCTTAAAATTGACATGCGTGAACAGCGTCGTTTGTTGCGTTTAAAGTTTGAGTCAAATACATTCAACGGTGACTATTACATGGGTAAAGTATTACTTAGTGCCGATCAAGGTGATGAGCGTTCTACAGGTAACCCATAATGGTTACCTACGATCCTCGCAACATGGAATGGGACTTTTACTGTAGTCTGATGGCGGAGTTGTTTTCGGCAAACGACATTGGTACAGTCCCAGAAGAGAGATGGCGCGACTGGGTTGATGGTATTAACGGTATTGGACTTTTTGGTCAATCAGCAATTCCTGATCAACGCCTGTGTGAAACATGGCAAGACTGGGCAGAACAAATGGTTGGCATTATGAGTTTAGCAGGATAAAAAATGGCAATTCTAGGTTCATACAGAAACGCATTCGAAGATACTGGCGACGTTGATTCGGTAGGGCAAACTACTCCTGCTGTAGACCCCTACTCTCTTCTTACACAAGCATGGCTTAGTGGGGACTACGGAGCAACAAATAAACTTGCTACCGAAAACAAGTTAACTTCTCAAGACATCCAAAACTATTACAAGTTGCCTGAAACAACGATGGATTTTTTGTACCGTCAAGGTCTAAAACCATACGAACAAGCAACATCTAGTGGTTTATCTAACGTAGCTCAAGATGTCGTTAAACCTGTAAATACCTCCGTAACTCCCACTGGTGGTTTGGCATCTGTCAACAATAGCATTGATAGCACAAGCGCCGATACAACAGGCGGTGCAGACACAACAGCAGTTGATACGAGCGGATTGTCTACTCTTAACACGACTGCAGACAGCGCTACAGGCAAAGACGTTTCTAGTCTAGCTACAGATTCAACGGCAGGTGATGCAACAACAGGAACTCTGACAGCGTTAGCTAAGAGCGATGCAAGCACGGCAAGCGACGCATCAAATCCATACTTTAAAGCCAACCCAGATGTAGCCGCCGCTTACGCCTTAGATAACGCTGGCATGACGCCTGAGCAGTATGCTAAGTCCCACTATGCAAGCAGTGGTGCAGAAGAGGGTCGTGATTCTCCATTTAAATTGAGTGGTGAATTAGAAAAATCGACCGACTTAAAGAATGGAACGTATTTAACTTCCTCTGGAGTAATTGTTGACTCTTCAGGTAATGCAATTAAGGATACTGGATCTGCCGCTACTACTACGCTAACCAATCAAATTCTTTCTCAAAATTTGACAGACAAATGGCAAGGTGAGGGCTTTGGCACAGCGCAAGCAAATGCGGCTGACATGGCTGGCATCATGGCAAGTATCGGAATTACTGACATCAATCAGTTTGGTGAAGTCCCTGTTTTAGCGCAAGTGGACGTAATTGGTCAAAAATACAATGGGCAGAATGTTTCAACGTATCAAAATGAAGATGGAACTACTCGTCAAGTTTACTGGAAACCAACTGGTGAATTTGATTCCGAAGGTAACGCAACCGCCGAACAAGTAGAAGTTCCTAAAGATGCAAAAATTGAAACTATCTATGGTTTATACGATGGTAACGAAGGGTACACGCAAGTTGACTCGTCCAAAATTAAAACAGTAGACGGAAAACTTGTAGCCGATACAGGACAAAAAACTTACGGTAACAAAGAAACAGGTCAAGCTGTCCCTAATACATACAGCGAACGTCAAACAGGAAACGCTTGGGGTGGAACATTTGCTGGTGATGGAAATACAGGCTATCGCGTTCAATTTAAAGAAGACGGAACGCCAGTCTTTTACACGACAAAAGCATCTTCCAATGACCTTGCTAATTTGATGCAAGATCTTGGCCCACTGGGTCAAGTTGCTATTGCTGTAGCTACAGGTGGTTTGTCTATTCCACAACAAATAGCCGCGAATATGGCAATTCAGGTGCTTAGTGGAAAAGACATTGGTGATGCGATCAAGGGTGCGGCAATCAGTTATGCAGGTGCGCAGATCCCCGGTCTTGACGCGCTGAAAGAAGGTACGTCCTTCATCAAAGATCTTGGCTTATCTCCAGAGCTTACAAAGACTCTGACAAATTCATTCCAAAATGCCGCAGTATCAGGCGGTACAGCTTTACTGAGCGGTCAAGATGTCGGTAAGGCCATGTTAGCTGGTGCTGTTGCTGGTGGCACAAACGGTGCTGTTGACGCGCTTATGGGAAATATTGAAGGATTTAATGACCTGACTCCAGCGCAAAGAAAAATGGCGACCAACGCCGTGTCTGGTGTAATCTCAGGTAAGCCATTGGATCAGATCGTCATCAATACCGCAATTGCGGCGGCAAATGCTGAAGTTGCAAAAGCAAGAAACGAAAAGACAGATCAAGTCGTTTCACCTTATTTTACACCGACAAGTGGATTAGCCACTACAGCAGGAACAAGTACTAAACCTAGTGGCTTGGATTCTTTGGTCAACAAAGAAATTGAAAACGCTTTGACATTTGATGCAACTGGATCAACAGATGTCAATGCGGCGCTAAAAGCGGCTGATGAAGCTGGGTACGGTAAATTTACGTTTGATGGCAAGACTTACACAATTGACGCTAATCAGAACGCAAAGATTGCAAATTTAGAGAGCACGGTTAAAGCAGAGCAAGATGCACTGAAACTTGCAACCACAACCGCTAACCTAGCTGGTAGCGATATGCAAGGCGTAGACGCTCAAGCCGCCGCTACTGCAAAAGCCAACAATGTAGTCATTGGTAATGCTGAAGCAGACAATCCAGACGAAGCGGCTTATCTCGCCAAACAACGCAACCCTACAGCTACGACATTTACCTACGGTGGCAGTACATACACCTTGGGTACATCTAATGCGGCTGTAACTAATGCTATTTCACAAGCTAAAGCAGAAGAGTTAAACAACAACATTGCTAATGCATCATCAAGAGCAGAAGCGTACAAAATAGCTCGTGAAGGTGGTCTTGGCGCTAATGATGTGTTTACGTGGAATGGCAAGAGCTATAGCGCGGCTACTGCTGAAGAACGTCCAGACTTATCTGGAACAAGTAAAGCAAACACTTTTACCCCAACGGTCACAAATTTTGTAACTGACAAGCTGAATCAAAATTTAAGTAGCGCTGAATTTAATCCTGCCGATTTGACAAAAGCTGAGATGACTCAGTTTGTTAACACATATGCCAACGCTACAGATGCACAAAAAGCAATCCTGTTAAAAGGCGCAGATTCAATGACTTTCAATGTCATTGACACACTGTTAAAACAGACTGCCGCACTCAACCCAACAGGTGCAGGAGATCAAGCCGCCCCTGCTGGCTCAGTTGACCTGAAAGCAGGAAAAGCTGGTTTATTTACAACCGCATTTGAAGCTTTGCAAGCACAACAAAAAGAAAGCAGTGACGCGGCAAATGCTTACCTGAAAGCCAATCCCAATAGCTCTATTACAAACAGTGTCAGCACGGCATATGAAGCCGCTGGCAACTTAGAAGCTAATGTGGGTGGAGGCTTGGCTTTGTTCTTGAACAATAAACCATTGTCTGATGCGCTTGTTAAGAGTGGCAATGATACAACCAAGATAGGTCAAACCATTGGTACTGGCGTAGAGGACACCAAGAACTGGAATGACACGATGGAGATGATGTCACACGCCTCTGGCTTGAAAAAGCTTGGCGTAATGGCTGGTCGTATTATGGACGGCACCAGTGGTTTGGGTCGTCAGGTTCAGGTGGAGCTTCGCCAAGAGTTGCCCGGTCTATTCTTGGGCGGTGGTAGCCTCAAAGCGATCATGATTGCCACTGGTTTAATGGATGTCGGCGAGACAACTGGTAACGCCACATTAGGCGCTTATGAAGCCTCCATTAAAGCTGGTAAAACCCATACTCAAGCGTTGTCGGATGCTAGATTGGCAGGAGCCACTGCAGGAGCCACCGAAGCCGCCATTCAGTTGACTCTAGGAAAACTAGCCGAATTTGGTGCTGGAAAAATTAACAATCTAGCTGGTAAAACTACAGGGAAAGTTGTTGGCGAGGGAATTGTTGAAGGTACTCAAGAAGGTGGTGCGGCTCTAGCTGTAGATCTGGCGCTTGGCAATCCGCTGAATGTAAACAACTACTTGACACAAGCCGTAGCTGGAACGGC